CCCTTCTCCTCCTGCAGACATAATCTCTTGAGCAAACTCAATAGCTTCTTCTTTAGAATCAACCTCTCGATATTTAGGAATTTTAAGGGTGAAATCTTCATACTTGTAATTATAATCTTCTATCAAGGAAAAAAGACGCTCAGTACGTTCTTTAAGACCTTTATTATATTCACCTTTAAAGAAATGATACTCAGGCAAAACATCCCACAAAACAAAATCTATACATTCATGATCTTCTTCAGAAGCAGTTTCTTGTAATATTTTTGAAATAATACCAGAACTCACTTGACGAGGAAGAACTTTATTTGTTTCAGGGTCTACTCCTATCATTTCTCCATGAAACACAACATCTTCTTTCATATTAAGATCGTCCTTTAAATCAAACAGGTCAGCGTATAAAGCTTCTTTTAAAGGAACTAGCTCATTACCATTCCTAGTTCTAAATTCAACCTCATCTTCTCTTACAAAGATGTTTATAAAGTCAGAATCAATCTTCTCTTCAACTCTTGCAGGATATTTAATGCAAGTATCAAGATGTTTTTCAGACCTGTAACGCATATAAGGATAAATTGTAAGAAAATCAGGAACAACATTGTTAATTGTCTTAGCACCAATTCCACATTTTAAATCTTTATTCACAATTCTTTTGACAACTTCCCACCCTTCCCATTCATCAAAGAAGTAGGCAATATCTGAAAGTTGCTGCTTTTCTTTATTTGTAACGCCTCTTTGCTTTGCAAATTTATCAAGTAATGTAAAGGTTGTGTTTTCTTTCACACCCTTAATTTTTTCAGAAGGCTGAGGTAGTTCTTTTATTTTAAAGTGCAGGCTTTGATCTAGTGCAAATTTTACAACTTTTGCAAAAGAGGTGTCCTCTAAGTACTCTTTTAATAAAGTCTTCTTATCTGTGCTTTTTGATGTCTTCTTTAAGGTGTCTAATTTTTTCAACACTTCTTTCATTTTAAGCTCCTTAATCCATAGCAATCAATTATAAACTTTTTCCAGAATTTTCTATCTGGTTTTTCTGGTAAATTTATTGTTTTACTTAGCTCAGTAACCTTTTCCATTATATTTTCAAGCTCAGGTGCTACTTCAGTTTTATAATCTAGCCTGCCTTGTTTTATATTTAAAAGAAAATCTTTTTTTGTTCCAGAAAAAGGAAAAAACAATGTCTTTGTTTTTATAAATAGATTCAATTTGTAAACCAGCTCTTGCGGCATGGCTTAATGCTTTCCAATCTATACCCTTATTTTTTTCGGCTAATAAAGCTCTTTCACCATAGTCTTTTAAATATTTTTCAAGTATAGGAATTACATATTCTATTTTAACTGTTTTTTGAAATTTCTTTCCACACACTTCATAAAACTCTCCATCTTTATATGTGTGTTCTATTTCTGGTAATTTATCCCATGTTTCCCACATTTTTTCTTTAGTAGATGATTTTAAAAAACCAATAACCTCTTTACATGTTGAAATTCTACTTCCTCGTATTCCATACTTTGCAGCTTGTTTAAGAGCATATCCGAAAAAACTTTTTAGGTTTTTTGTGTAAAATTTATGTCTGTTTTTTCTTATAAAATCCCATTTAGAAGAGGTTTCAATAAGAATATTTTTATCTTCTGGGCAATGTATCATATCAAGAACAACAGTCTCACCTTTTAAACCAAGTTCTATGAAATACTGTAGCGAATAAATTTCATAATCTACATCTTCTTTTGTGTTTCTTGATCTGTCATTTCCGGTTGATTTATTAAAACTTTTTGGGATTTGATTTAATACACATTCTTGCAATGATGGTTGAAATATTCCTTTATAATCCACATCAGAATCAGGTGTATTCAACCCATAAAGATGTGAACCAAATTTCATTTTTACAATTTTATCCATTTTTATTTCTCCTTTATAGCTTTGTGTTCATATTTGTCTTAAATACAAAACAACCACCATTTATTGATTTTTTTATAGAATCTTGTGCTAATCTTTCAACTTCATTGGTAATATTTTTAGTTATCTGTTCTATGTCTACTGCTTCAATAATTCTATTTGTAACTTCTTTCTGTAAATTGTTAGTTAGTCTAGCTTTAGACGATTCAATAATACTTTTAATGTTTATATGCTTTTTAGTCTCGGCTAGTAATTCGTCCACAACTTTTTCACAAGCACTCTCAATAAGTTTATTTTTATCATCTCGGTTTATACTTATATCAAACATTTCATCTCCTTTTTAATTTACCATGCACTATAAATAAGATAGTCATTTTCCCAGTCAAAAGTACGGTAAATGTAAACCAGATTAAATATGGAGTATTCATATTTCCATGATTTTACAATCTCTCCATCGGTGTTTTCTTCATCTAAGTAATAAGGATTTAAAGATTCGTTACACCATTCCCTTACTTTGCCATTTATAAATGTCTGAACATGGTGTTTACCTTTTGCAAGTCTTTCATACATATTATAAATAAGTTCGTGATAGTCATAGATGAGTTCTTTTAAGTCTTCTTTTGACATGATATAAAATTCACAATCTGTTTCATCCTCTATATCAAAATCATAAAAAGGCTCTTTCCCTTTTGTAAATTCAAAATATTTACCAAGTTCAAAAAGCTCAGTATGTGCATTAGGATAATAACATACAAAATCTTCCCCCATAATGCTCATAACTTCTTCATAACTTTTTCCTCTATATTTTTCTTTTTCTACTTTAGCTATTTTACCAAGTCTTGATCTATACCCCATTTTATTATCCTTTATATTTGATGGCAGTGGCAGGATTTGAACCTGCAACCTCGTCAGGACAGATGGCTAGAGCGTCTAGCTTCCCTTACAACGTCATACGTTAGCTGTGCGATACCATATCGCTACACTGCCAGATTGGTTTTTCTTAACTGATAAGGCTTAAAGCCTATTGCTTCAGCTCCTTTTTTGGTTGCAAAAAAATATTTATGATTAAATCATAAATCGGATTTAACAAGTCCGATTTCTTCCATTTTTTCAAATTCAACACAGTCTTTTGAGTTTGGACTGGCTGCAAAATGATTTCTAAATCCCCATTGATTTTTCTTGTATCTTGCATCAGCTCCGAGCATGTGCTGTAAAAGTTGCTTTTGTCTCTGTGTTATTTCCATTTTATTATCTCTTTTTAAAGATCATCACAAAATTTTATCAGCTCTTTATTTAGACATTCTTTGCATAGATCAAGAGAGCCACTTATATTATTTAATCCATCAAGTTTATAAATATCTATTTTTAGTTCAAACACTATATTTTTACTTCTTTCTTTGTGTGTGTGATTATATGGCTTATAAAAATCACCACACAAATCACATATTTTAGCTTCTGCCATTTAACTTTTCCTTTTTATTTTTATTTTTGTTTATTTTTTAAAAAATCTCCTAATACTTCTAAAAGTAGAAGAAAGAAAAGAGTCAGAAACACGCTGCTCACCAACACAAACCCTAGCACCCATATCACTGTCACAAGGACTGTCCTGTTTTATACGTAACGTAGGATAGATAAGGGAAGTGTCTTTAGTTTTTGTAACTCTATCATCATACTGAACCATCCCTTCTCTTTGCATATACATAATAGATACAAGACAAAACATAGCTCCTGCTAAATGATGCTTATTTATACCAAAATCTTTAACAGCACAAGAATCTAAATCTTCTCCTTTATCCCAAAAAGCATTAATATGTCTCCTTGCTGCAGCAATCATTTGTGAATAATCAAAACCAAGTCTCCAACTATCTCTTTTGTATTTAATACATCCTTCAAAATAAGCTTTAACTAACTCTTCTCCAATGACATCCATAGGTAATAAAGAAAGATCAATTTTATTATCAAGTATATCATTTTTAGGTGCTTTATTCATTCAAACTCCTTTATTGTTACTTTTAAGGGTAAGTATACTAAAATAAAAAGGGGAAATCAAGTTTAAAAATCTCCCCTTTTAAAAAATTACATTTCTTTTTCAAAAGCTACGCTTATAGCCCTGAAATCTTTAGAAACATTATTAAACTCTGAAGAAAGCTTTCTTACTCTTTTCAGTATGTGAGTGAGGTTATTTGTAGCCTTCCTTGCTATTTTATGAGCAGCTTTAGCTTGCTCAAGTTTATCTTCTTCTTCAAAAAAAGAAAGCAGCTCATTCTGAGCGTGTGAAAGTTCAGCATTCAACTCCTTTCCTAAAGAATAAACAAGTTTGCTTGTCTGAATGAAATCTTTTTCTGTTTCTGTTACTTTTTTAGCCATGATTTTTCTCCTTAGTGATGATTGATTTTTTGTTAATTTTTTGAACTTTAAAAACATTTTTTCCTTGTTTTAAAAGTCCTTCCTCATTTGTAGTTATTATATACTGAATACCTAAATTTGCAGAAAAAGATTCAAACATTTCTGCTGCATAAGTATGGTATTCTTTACTTAAAAAACGCATAGGTTCGTCATGAATTAAAACAGGTCTTTTTGTGTTGTCAAAAAGAAGAAAAGCTGTACGTAAAGAAGCAGAAACAATGTCCACAAAACCAAAACCCCTGCTACCTATAATAGGAAACTCTTCTTTATCTTCATCAACAAAAGCTGTCCTACACTCACCATTTTCACCAAATTGCAATTGAAAAGAAACAAAATCATTTTCATCTTCAAATTTTTCCTCAAAAACAGTTAACAAAGCTTCTGAAACTATTTCTGATAATTCTTCAGATATGCCTGCCTGAGTTTCTTGCTTTGCTTTTTGTACAAGTAGATTCAATTTATCTAAAGAAGAAAGAGTTTTTGAAAGAGTTTTTATTTCTTCTTTAGCTCTTTCTTTCTCTCCTTGCAAACTTTTACGTGCCATCTTTTTTTCTTCAAGAAGTTCCTGTAATTTATACATTAAGCCCCCTCAATCAATACAGCCCATTTCTCTTTAAATTCTTCAAAAGCAACTTCAAATTCTTCTTCCATCTTAGCAAGCAGCTTCTCTTGCTTTTCTATATAAGAGTTTAAATCTTTCTCCTCAATATTATAATCACTTTTCAATTGCTTTAATAAAGCTTTTTTTTCTCCTGTTAAAGAAGCTATTCTAGCTTCAGATTCTTTAACCTCATCCATTAAATCTTTTAAAAAAGTAATATCTTCTGTTTTAGCCATTATTTTTCCTCCGCTTCTTTTATAAAATCAGTAAGCATAATCCGTTCATCTTTATTTAATCTTGACTCGTCAATAAAAGCATTTAAGACTTCCTTAAAATTGTGCCTTGTTTTTTTAGCTTTTATTTTATTAACTAAAGAAGAAAAATCTTTTTTAGTTTCTTCTCGTTGTTTTTCATAATTTAAAGCCTCTAAATCAAAGATATGTTGCTGTTCTTCAAAATCGTAAAGAACAGCAGTGTAGTTGTTTGTTTCAGGCTCACAAATATAGAAAAAAGGATTATGTTCTATCTGATCAATATTGTTTCGCATCATTGACCCTGCGTTTAATAAAATCTGTTTTTTATTTTTAGCTGAAAAAGGTACATGATTATCCCCGCAAAGAAAAACTGAGTATTCAGGAAATTCCTGCATCAAATCAGCAGCTTTAATATATCCTTCAAAAGGCATATCTTTTAAAGTGACTAATTTGTGTGTAACAAGAATATTATTTTTTCTTTTCTTTTTAGGAACAGGGACTTCTTCTCCCCAACTACAACCATAAAGATAACTATTTTCAATTTTAACAGGCGTTTTTGTTAAAGGAAAAACTAACTCAGCGAGAATTAGATTGCCTAAAGCTCCTTCTTTCCAATACTTCATATTATGATTAGCAATATCATGTTGCCCAAAAACAGAATAAATATCAACATCATAATCTAAAATCATTTCAATAAGTCTTCCCATTCTTTTTTCTGAAAAAGAAGGAGTATCAAAAAAATCTCCTGCACACACAATAGGAATATTGTCATGCTCTTTTGAGCATTTAAGAAGACTTTCAAATTTAATGAATTGTCTTTCTAAATAGTTATCAATTCTTTTACGAGGTTTTTTATCTCGTAAATGCAAATCTGTAGCATAAATAAACATAACAACTCCTAAAAAGGTTTATTACATAAAGGACAAACACCCATTTCCTCTAAACTTTTTTCATATTTATTTTCAAAGAAAATAATGTTCTCTTCTTCTTCAGTAATATTTTTGTTAAGCTTTGAAAGCTGTTTTTGTTTGCTATACAAAAAAGACAGTTCCTCTTCCTCTTCCTCTGCTTTTTTTATCAAATCAAAAAGGTTTTGTAGTTCTTTCCCTGCTTTTTTAATTTCTTTTAACAAAGCGAGTTCTTCTTCGATTTCAAAAAAGTTAAGAATAGAAGAGGAAACTTTTTCAAATTTCCTAGTTTCATTTTGTATTGTTTTTTCCTGCTGCAAAAGAAAACTAATTATTTCTTTAAAAGAAACAACTTTTTCATCTTCTTCTTTCAAAGAATTTATATCATGAAGTTCTTTTGAAAGAGCTATTAAATAATCTCTTTGTTTTGTTTGAGCAAATAATTTTTTCTCAAAAGAAATAAGATTTTGCATATCTTTATCTGCCTGAACAACCCAATCCAACATTTTTATTTTTTCAGTACAATTAGCAATTCTTATTTCAGTTAACTCTTTTTGTTTATTTGTTTCCCTTACTTTTTTATTCAAAATAAATGAAAGATTGTCCATCAAACTCAAATCTACACTTTCATTTATTTTTTTTGCCAGTTGTTTAGGGGGTAAATCAATCAAAAAGAACTGTTCCTCTTGTTTTTGTAAAGAAATATCTTGCATGTTAATCGCTTCTGCAACTCTATCAGGTATTTTCCCTTTTAAAGCCTTATAAGAATTATCATAATCTTTATTCAAAACATACTCATTGACAGTTCTTTCATTTCTCCTACGTTCAACAATTGTCCCATCAAAAAATTCAATCTCAACACTAACAATATCAGAAGAAGCAATACCTTTTTGAGCAAAATGAAAACCCATAGGTTGATTCCACAAACACCATTCAATCATGCGTATTACAGAAGACTTTCCTGAATCAGTTGGCCCATAGAAATAATTAACTCCTTTATCAAGAACAATTTCAACATCATCATAGCCTGCATAATTTTTTGCTCTAATGCGTTTTATTCCTTTCATAAAAGCCCCTTTCCCTTCAACTCTTTTTTATAAGCTTTCAAAAAAGTTTCCCACAAACCTGCAACACAGTAAATATCATTCTTTAAGAAAAAAATAACATCTGTTTTTTTAAAATCTTTAGCATACAACCATTTCTGCAAAGAAACATTTTTTAAAAGAGTTCTATCTGTCTCAGTAGTAAAAAACATTTTTCTTGTTTTAGAAGAAAAAATTTCATAAAAACTTTCTTTCTCTAAAATAAAAATAGGAACTTTTCTATTTTTTTTATACAAAACACACCAAATAGTGCCTTCTTTTTTGTTGCAAATTGCCTGTTTTATGTCTTCTCCTACATTCCATTTTTCATGATTTTTAGCTTCAAAACTGAAAGGAAGCAATTCCAAAGCTTTTCCTATAAGAATGATATCAACTCCATGCTGTCCCATACCTCTTGAAGCAATTAATTCATCTTCTCCCCAAGGTATTTTTGAAAGGTCTGAAAGGTCAGCACAAATTTGATTTTGAAATTTCTTACCCTTATTTTTTGCTGAACGAGATTTAATAGCCATTAACCCAACCTTTCCATTTTTTCTTCCCATTCTTCCTGAGAATAAACTTCAAAACATTGATCAGGACAAGCTTGTTTGAGTCCTTCTAAAACTGTTTCTAAAGCATCAGGATTGCATTCAATACGATCAGCATAAATATTACAATTAAATAAAGGCTTACACCTTCCATCTATCATATCTCTACGAGTAACTATTACAGCAGGTATTAACATTAAAACCTCCCTTCAAAACAATCTCTCCATTCATTAAAATTATCTTCTTTTAAAAAAGAACGAAAATCAAAATCAAGAAAATAATATTTTAATTCCTCCACATTAAAATCATTTGTAAAATATTTAAAAACTTCAGTGCCCTCTTTAGGAAGAACTACAAGAGGACTGTTCACCTTATAAAGGGTATCAATTTGTTCTTTTATTTTAGAATAAATTTTACTTTTTGTTCCCAAAGTTTTTGTCAAATATTTAATTGCTGTTTTTTCTGCACAACCCTCAACACCAGAAACATTATCAGATTTACAGCCTGCAATAATTTTAACATCGGCCCATTTTTCAGGATAAATTCCCCATTTTTCAATGAAAGTTTCTTCTGTTATAAGTTCTTTTCCTGTCCACATAGAACACAAATCAAGTAATTGATACAGATCACCATCATTGCTCACAACAATATATTCTGAAATAGGTTCATCTAATACAGTTGTAGCAATCATGTCATCACCCTCATACCCTTTCTGTTCTCTTTGATTCCACCAACCCACAGAAGGGAGAATTTGTTTTTTAAGCAAGTTTATTTGCTTGTACATGGCTTCACGTTGTTTCTTTTCAATATCTGTAAATTCTAAATTTCTTTTTGCTTTATATTCAGGATATTCTTTTTTACGAAAAGAAACAGGAGAATCCCAACAAAAAATGAGATCATTTGTTTTAAATTTTTTCATTAAAGAAAGAATTTCTTTAAAAAAACCAAAAACAACACCAGTAGCCATATCATTAAAAGAAAGACCTTGAAGAGAGAAATTAGCTTTGAAAGCTATATAATTTCCATCAATAACTAAAACAGGCATATCTTTAGAAGCTCCAACTTTTTTCTTTTTTTTCTTCATAACAACCTCTTTTTAACAGGCAGGCATTCTGCCTGTTAAGTTAATGATTTATTTTCTAATCAAAGTCTGCACTTCATCTATAAGCTCTTGAGTTAAAGAAGCTCGCTCTTTTGCTGTTGATTTCTTATCTAAAAGCAAAGTCCTTTCTATGCCTATCTGCAAAGGTTCAAATTGCTGTTCCTGTATTGTTTTAGTCACTTTTATTGTAAGTTCTTCTTTCATCTTAAAACCTCACTTTCTTTTTACGTTCCATCCTAAATTCTTCTTCAATTTCTTCCCACATATCAATAACATCTTCTCTTAATTCTTTTTCAAGATTTTCTTTTTCAATATAAGCTATAGCATCATAAATATTTGCATATTCTTTATCTACAGCAGGATATTTACTGTTACGTGTGACATCTTTTAGCCAAACTAAGTTACCTCTAATGTCATCAATACCTACATTGAAAACAATAAATAAAGGAACTTTTTTAAAAGGTTCATCAACAGAAGATTTGACAACCTGCACAGCAGATTCAACACCAATAACTTTTTTAATAGTTTTACCTGTTTTTATTTTCTTCTGTTTCTCTATCTTACCTGATCTTGAAATATAAAGACGTAAAGAAGCATGAAACTTAATAGCATGTCCTCCAGAAGTGACATTCTGACCCATATCTCCTGTTCTTATTTGATTATTAAACCAAACAATCTTAAAAGGATCAGCAATTTGTCTTGAAATAATACGCATACCTTGAGAAAAATCTTTTGCTCTTTTCTGACCTCTTTTATCACCATCATCACTCATTTCAAGTTCAGAAGATAAAGCTGCTGTAGAATCTGCTCCAAACAAATGAAGTTTTTGTTTGTCTTCGGGTTCCCAATTTCTAAGCATGCTTATCATTTCATTAACTGTATCAGGTCTTTCATAACCTGCTGAACCTAAATCAAGACCATAAATCTCACAATACGTTTTATCAAGACGTGCTTCAGGGTCACAAATAGTAACAGTTCCTTTTTTATTTTGAATACTTGCAGCAACATCTGAAAGAAGAGCTGTTTTTCCTGCAGAAGAATCCCCAAAAGCTTCAACAAGTATGCCTCCAGGAAGTCCTCCGCCTCTAACTCTATTACCTGAAATAGCAAGATCAACTAATGTAGACCCTGTAGAAACTACAAAATCAGCATTTATAGGAGTATACTTTTTCTGTATTTTTTTATTTTTAGAGGTTTCAGTTATTTCCTCAACAACTGTTTTTGTTGTTCTTTTAGCCATTTTAAAATCCTTTTAGGGGGAAATATCCCCCTTTGTTATTTATCTTCTGCGTCTTCTACGAATAGGTTTAGGAGTTTCTTCCTCTTCTTCCTCCTCTTCTTCCTCCTCTTCTTCCTCTTCTTCTTCCTCTTCTTTTTTACTACGCCTTCTACGAGTAGGTTTAGGAGTTTCTTCCTCTTCTTCCTCTTCTTCCTCTTCCTCTTCCTCTTCCTCTTCCTCTTCCTCTTCTTCCTCTTCCTCTTCTTCCTCTTCCTCTTCCTCTTCTTCCTCTTCTTCTTCCTCTTCCACTACTTTCTTACTACGTCTTCTGCGAGTAGGTTTAGGAGCTTCTTCCTCTTCCTCTTCCTCTTCCTCTTCCTCTTCTTCCTTTACTTTTTCCTTTACTTTTTTAGATTTTTTAGTACTTGTTTTCTTTGCAGACACTTCAGAATCTTCTGTCAAAGCAGATATCTCTCCGTCAAGAAAAGATTCAATGAGGTCGTCAGAAAATCCAAGACCTCTGTAAAAATCTAAAGCTATTTCTTCATAAGAAGGTTCAATCAAATATTCATCTAAAACAAAAGCTTCTTTAAGTTGCTCGTCTGTAATTTCATAGGGTCTTTCTTCAAAACCAAAACCCTTATATTTTGTATTGATTCCTGCACCTTCTCTACTAAAGGAAATACTTTGACCAATATCAGGATCAGAAAAAGGAATGAAAGAACCTGTTCTTTTATTACGTGCTACAGCCATAATGTTTTCTTCTGCAAGATAATGACTTGCTTCCCAAACCTGAATGCCTTTTGCTTCTTGTTTACTGTCATCATAAACAATAACATTATAAGCAACTCTGCGTTTAGGCATCATAGGTTTTAGTTCATCAAAGGCAGCTCTTGAATCATCCTTCGCCAATTGCTTATTGACCCATTCACATACAGGACAACGCTCTCCTCTTGTTTTTTTAGGACAAATAGTCATCCCTCCATTAACTCCTATATCTCTATGAACCCAAACTTCAATACTGTATGTAGGAGCTTTTTCAGGTACTTGAGGATGATTTTTTCCAGCAATAAAAGGGATGATGTCAATAATATGATCTCCCTCAGCAGGAGACCAGCTTTTTTTTCTTACTTCATCTTTTAAATAAGAACTGAAAATGCCTTTTGAATCTTTTCTTTCAAAACTTTCTTCTGTTCTTTTAAGAAGAGCTTCACTTGAAAATTGTGATCTTAATGAAGATGTTTTCTTTTTAGCCATTTTTGTCTTCCTTTTTCTTTTTTAAATTTTGTAAACGTTTGTTAGATTTAAGTTCCCTTGTCTGTTTTCTTTGAAACAATTCAGTTTCGTACCCTTTATTAAACACCCCCTCTTTAGGCTCTGCATGCCAATTCTGAACCCATAAAGTTGTTAAATTTTCAAGAGCTTTCTTTTTGTGATCTAAAGCTGTTCTTGCTGCCTGTAAAATATTAACATCTTTATTCAATTCTATTAATTTTCTATTAAGAGCAATAACTTCTTTTTCTGTTTCAATATAACTTTTAGCAACAGAATCTGTAGGTTTTTTATCAAACCCATAATTGTCAAAATTAGATTGTAGATCAACAAGTATCTCTGCTTTTACAACCTCTAATTCTTCTTTACATTTATCACGTTCTGCAATTGCATCAGCATGTAAAGAAGAATATTTAAGATATAATGAACTCTGTTTAATCCATTCTTTATCAAGCTCATCTGAATCTAAGAAGATATCTTCTTGATAAGACATAAGCACCTCTTTAATTTACGAATAATTTACCTGTTAATTGAAAAAATGTTTTTTGATAAATTGTGAAATTTTCAATATCTGCTAACATGTACCTTTTCTTTAAATCCTCTGTCATTGTAGTAAAATCTTCATAAAGACCTATACAATTTGAGTGAGCATTAAAAACAGCATATCGTTCTTTTTGTTTTTCTGTCATAATAAGTTCCTTTCTGTTTATAGTGTTTTAAAACAAATTAGCAGTAATTAAAGCAAAAATCAAAGTCACTGAGAAGCTGATATTTCAAAATAAGCTGTTTTTGCTTTGATTTTTGCTGTTTTTCACTTATTTTCTTCGTTTTTCATTTTTTTATATATATTTTGTACAAAATATTTTCTTGATTTTTTATTTCATAAATATTCCCTGTCTTAGCAAACAACCCCTCTGATAGTGTATCAGGGTAATCTTCTAAAAATAAAATAGAAGTGATACCTGCATTTAAAAGCATCTTTAAACACGTAAAACAAGGCTTGTGTGTACAGTAAAGTTTTGTGTCTTTAGAAGATATCCCTTGCAAAGCACATTGAGTTAAAACATTTTGTTCAGCGTGTACTGCAAAGCATTTTTCACTCATCTGTCCTGAAGGAATATTGTTCTCAAGTCTATAACACGTTTTGCAATGGTCAGTTCCAGAAACCTGACCATTAAAACCAGTAGCAATAATACGTTTGTCTTTAACAAGAATAGCTCCTACTGATCTACGTAAACAAGTAGACATTTCTGCTGCGAGTAAGGTATTTTTGAAAAAATACTTATCCCATTTATTTTTAATCTGTTCTATTTTCTGCATAATAATTTCTCCAACTTCTTTCAGGGTGTTTTAATTTCCACAACAAAAAACTTTCATAGATTTCTTCACAAAATTCTCCAAAAAATTTA